TTGCTAATGACACCTGTTCCAAATCACTAGTGCCTATACTAGGCTGAGTGTTGGAATCAGGGATCTTAGCACCATTAGCACCAATATCAAATGGATCCATTTGAGCCAATGCGAACTTAGCACCGGGGCTAAGTTCACCTGGGCAAACACAGTGAGACATGCGTTTACCCCTCGGTCGTGACCGTTTCGTCGTACGTGAATACGAACGCTTACGATACGCCGAGGGCTTACGACGGGTCGTTCTCCGCTTCGAATAACGACGTCGAGTCGCCATATTGTAGTTGAAGTTGAAGTATGTACTTCAAGGAAAATTAGAAAATGACGCCAGTAACTGTCTTCTATATTTTCTGATTCCTTGAACCTGCACATGCACTATGTGTAATGTGCAGCACATCCTTCACATGTGTAAAAAGTGCAAAAAATTGCACTGCACATAAGGGGGTCAAGGTAATACTAGACTTGACCCCTTATGTGCAATTTTGTTTGCGCAGTCGCTTCGCTCCATCGTCGCTTCGCTCCTGTCGAGCTGATCTCGGGAGAGTCGGGGGGCTCGCTTCGCTCGGCCCCACCTCCACTCGAGCATCACCTCGACGGCTTTTTCAAATCATTCTCCAATTTGCGGCAACGTTCACAAGTCATATGCCAGTGGTCACCAAGCGTAATGTTCAAGACAATTCACGATTCCGACGGTTCTGTTTCACATGGAACAACTATCCCCTCGACGCCGAACAATTCCTTCGGTCATTCTTCGAGCGGAAGTCGGGAGAGTATATGGTCGTCGGTCGGGAGCGAGGAGAAAGCGGAACTCCCCACTTACAAGGATACGTTCACCTCAAGCACGCCATTACCTTTTCATCACTCAAGAAGCACCTGCCCGGTATCCACATCGAGAGAGCGCGTGGAACGGGAGCACAAAACCAAGCGTATTGCACAAAGGAAGGAGACTTCTTCGAAACGGGAGAAATGCCGGCGGAAGCTGGACTGGCCGGAGCTGAGGCCTCTAAAGAAACGTGGAGATCCATCCTCTCGGCAGCCGAGTCAGGTAACTGGGATTACCTTAAACGTGAATATCCAAGAATTTGGGTTACAATGAGTGAAAAACTCATCAGTAAACGAGTACCCAATACTTCCGTGACTGACGGAGATACGGTTAACGAATGGTGGTTCGGTTCAACCGGTACCGGTAAATCACGGTTAGCATGGGACAAATACGGTTCTATTTGTTACCAGAAAATGCTTAACAAATGGTGGGACGGTTACGACGCGCAACCTATCGTGATTATTGAAGAATGGTCTCCAAAGAACGAAGTCACAGCTTCGGCTTTGAAGATTTGGGCTGATCGTTATCCCTTCACAGCCCAAATTAAGGGCGGTGTTCTACAAAAAATCAGACCTCGTAAACTCATCGTGATTTCAAATTACCGGCTACGTGATTGTTTTCCGGACTCCAGAGATGCGGATCCAATTGCACGACGCTTCAACGAACTGGAATTTCCGACGGATCGGGAGAGAGCGGCAGCTAATGCTGACCTTTTTCTTTCCACCATCGTCCAGGATACAGCTGTTGTGGAAAACTCAGACGTCGAAGACGAGGAAGGCGAACGTCTCGGTGATTTGTCCGACATTCTATCTTCGATTGTACCGGAGCCAGATCCACCAATTGTAGCACCATCGTGGGTAGACTATATGTCACCAGGCGACTTTGATCGGTTCTTCCTTCGCAGCTAGTAGGTTGTATTGAGACTGTATAGGTACTTGTTAAATTGCATAATGACTCTTTCCGGAGTACGTTTTCTCAAAATAAACAACTGTCACAGTGTATCGACTCTCACGACCTCATTTATCTAACTACGTTACACTCGTGATATGGGTCTGGTTCGACGCTCCGCATGGGTCTCCCACACAGATTCCAGGTTGTTAGTTTCAAGAAAAGCGACATCCTGCTCTCCTCATTCTTCATTTTCCCAAGTACCTCTCAAGTCGTCAATATGCAGCCTACGAACGCCACGAACGGAATGGACCCTCAAGAGCGCGCACGTGTACAAGTAGTTCTACTCCAACACTGGGCCATCATGGTGGATCAACAGCGCGAACAACTCGAGAATGCAACTCGTCAAATCCAGAACCTCGAACAGCGCGCTTCTCGTCTTTACCACGACGCTACAGTTCTCCATCGCATGCTGAATGAAACCTGGATCGAGGCGAGAAACAATGAAATCGTCAACCAACGCTTGTCCGATTTACTCACCCGAATCTTCCGCGAAAATCCAGATATCTTCTTCAACTACGAGCAACATGTCCACGGCATGCTTGCTGGATTTACTCCAGAAAATCCAATCGATCTTACCGCGGATGAAGAACTCACCGACGAAGATACAGAGATTGATATGTAGAAACATCTATTAATGGGAAATAGAAGTTAAAACTCATCATGTGTAATTCTTTCAGTCACCAGATCAGACACTCTTTCCGCATATGGCGGATATCTGATTATATACTCCTCTGGATGACTCAAAACATCTTCTATTTGAAAAGGTCCCTGCCATGGATTAGGAGTGGGTGGAGGTGGTCGATCAACCAACAAACCCTGCTCCACCAACCAATCAGAAACTGATTCGGCCAACTCAGACGGTTCTGACCAGACCCGCTGAATGTTCTCAGCAACAGTTCGAACAACATTATCCACAACTTGTACGGGTTCCAAATCTATATATATATTAATTTGCCAGACGGTTAGGATTGTTATTAACGCCTCCAACACCACCTGTTCCCATAACTTGTTGCATAAACATGTTATAGGCCAAGCTTGTAGCTGCGCCACCAACTTGTTGCATAACAGGTACAGCGACCTCTTCGAAAATCCGCTCACCTTGCTGTCGTGCACCGCGGCCAAAAGCATTCAAGCTTCGCTGTACATATGAGTCTTGCTCTGCCTCAGTATGAAATGGTTCACCGTGTGCGCTCATATCTGAGACTGCACTCAATGTACCAGGACTATTCGGAGCTGCAGGTGTTCCAATAATTGGACTATCCTTCGCTGGAATACCCTCTGATAATAGAAGATGTTCAAAACTGAGAACAGTGGTACTTGTTGGAACACCTTCGGTGATAACAACAAGAGTACCCCAACTGTAATCAGTATGGAATCCAATACCATCACCACCTGCCCATCCAGCGCTGGGCCGGCTATATCTGAACGCAGTGTCATCAATCCACTTGTTAATAACAGTGAATGGTGATTGCGTTAAAGAAGCCAATGTTACACGTTTGTAAAATTGACATCCAGATATCTCTGCAATAGTAGTTGGATATTGCCACGTTGTCTCCGCATACGTGGCTTCTGTCGAAATAGCAATATGGACAAACCCAGTAGCAGCCGTTGGAGCTACTGGACTAGAAACTCGAATGGCATGGGCTACAGGTCGGGAGAGTTCAATTGCTGTAATGTACGGAGTACGCTTCGCACGATTAACAGCATTTGTTGCATACGCAGCCCCCCAACCTAAAATAGCACCAGCAGTTGCGTTTACAGTACCCCAAGTGTACTGAGGACGAAACGCCATGCCATGCAAGTTTGTACCTGTTGCTGTGGTTGCTAATGACACCTGTTCCAAATCACTAGTGCCTATACTAGGCTGAGTGTTGGAATCAGGGATCTTAGCACCATTAGCACCAATATCAAATGGATCCATTTGAGCCAATGCGAACTTAGC